ATGATAGAGTAAGTAGAGAAACTGCTGAATTAATCCCTCTCCCACCACACACATGGTATGTAAAAACCGTTGGCTGGATGCTAGAACAAGCAAAAGTAAAAGAGAATATAGAGAATGTTCCACCCAACGAACCATTAACAAACAGTCTGAGGCAGCATGGAATCAAATCTCCCATTCTATGCATGCCCAACTGGTACCCCATTGCCGGCTCTCAAAGAATGAGGGCCGCGGTGGACTTACCTGAGATACACGACCAAGAAATAAGAGTCTGCCGCTTCGATGAGGAGTGGTGGCTTTTATATTATCTATGGGGAGATACAGATTTTAGAGACAAATCCATAGCAGTCTGGTTCCAGATGGCAGAACTAGTATGGAAGTCTAGATACTATGAACATGAGGTTGACCCAAGTGGTATGGACATGAGAGAGTTCGAGCGCATTGGAGATAAACTAAAATGGAAACATAACAAAGACGACGATAAGTGGAAATAATAAGTCACATACCAAAAATAATTCTTGACACGGGGTTAAAAAATTGGTATAATATATATAATTATGACAGCAGAAGAACTATTACAAGAGAAAGGATTAGCGTATCAGCTTAGCGGTAAAGACGCTAAAGTATGTTGTCTAAACCCAGAACATGATGACTCGAATCCGTCAATGAGAATTGATAGAATTACTGGAGTCTTCAACTGTTTTTCCTGTGGTTTTAAAGGTAATTTGTTTACGTACTTTGGAGCACCTTCTAGCCCTTTAGAAGTGAGGCTCCATCGTATTCGTGAAGCAATAACGAAAGTCAAGTCTCAAACAGTAGGTATTCAATTACCTAAGGAGAGAATAAGATGGTCAGGTGGACCGCTCAGAAATATCTCAGAGGATACTCTAAAGATATGGGATGCGTTTACTTGGAACACTCCTAAGTTTGAAGGCAGAATTGTCTTTCCAATCAGAAACATCACAGGAAAAACTGTTGCCTTAATCGGAAGATTAATCAGTGAAGCAGGTATGGGACAATCGAAGTACTATATCTATCCTGGCGGGGCAGAAATGCCCTTTTGCCCTGCTAAGGTAAAACCAACACAAAACAGAGTTATTCTAGTTGAAGGCATATTTGATGCCCTTAACTTATGGGACAAAGGTCTTAAGAATACTGTCTGTTGTTTTGGAACGCAACAAGTAAATTGGGTAAAACTATCCTTACTAAAAATGCAAGGCGTACAAGGAGTAGACATCATGTTTGATGGAGACGAAGCAGGTAACCGAGCTGCAGAAGCAGCCAAAGGTCTAGCTGAGAAACTTGATATGTCAGCAAGGATAGTAACTTTACCACCTAACACAGATCCTGGTAACTTAAATCGTGACCAGATAGAAAGACTTAAGAAGAAGTTATATGGCGAATAATTATAAAAATTGTGCTACTAATCGCTCCACAAATGAATTGTGGACTGAATATGATTACACTTTTTGTGAAGAACAAGAGTGGGACGTAGAGTTCTGCTCAGATACACTAGGAAGAACGCCAGTATCAATTAGAAAAGCTAAACAGAAATACAATCTAACTTTCCATAAACCTTCCCTATGGGAGAAAGGTGGCAAGAGATGGCATCCTTTAGCTAAAGAAATATTATTTGAGTATAAGAGAAAACACATAGAAGATAAAACTCCTATACTACAAGATGAATGGTTTGAGATACAAAAAAGATTAGAAGAAGTAGAAGGTTTCTACAGAAACTACAAACAATGTGATATGCAGACGGAAGCTAGACGAATGGTTAATCATCGTCAGACTGAGTATGCAAGAGTAGACATACACGAATCTTGGACAGTAACAAAAGAACCTACAGATGCCAAAGACATTATAGAAATAGAGTGTCCTGTAGGTCATAAGTTCACACATCATTTTCATGCGTGGACAGATAAAGACATAGGTTGTTTAGCCTGTGCAAGAAAAGAGAATACAACATTGTATTTTCTAGACTTTGGCGAATTCGTAAAGATAGGTATAACAGTTAAGACAGCTGAGAAGAGATTTCAAGGCATACCTTTCAAAACAATACTAACAATAGACAGTATAGGTTGGGGACATGCCCACTATATAGAACAACAGATTATTAAAAACAACAAAGAGTTTGCAACAGAACCTGAATTACTAGTAGGCAATGGCTCAACAGAGTGCTTCACTCCTGATGCAAAACAACAAATTTTAGAGGAATTAAAACAATGGCAGTAGCAATAATAGAGACAAAGATGTCATCTACCAACTGGGATAGATACTTTGATTTTGAGGTAGACCGATTTGCTCTATGCTCAAATTCCAGTATCAAAAAAGTATTAAAAAAAGATGTAGATATAGAAATCGATACTGATGCGTACGAATGGCTCATTCTTGTAGGTTCAGAAGCCTTCAAAATGTATACAAAAAAGACATCGGTAACAGAGTTCAATGGAAAAGTTTGCGATTCTAAGTTTTTAGGTTTAATTAATCCCGCAATGATTAAGTTCAAACCAGAAGCAAAGACAGAGTTCGAGCGTGCAGTCGAGAGTATATCGAAGTACGTAAGCGGAGAACTTAAACAAGAAAGATTAGGAGAAGATAAATGTTATGGAATCACCGAAACAAGTGACTTAATGATTTATCTTAATAAAGCATTAGCAGACCCAAAAGATTATGTCGCACTAGATAGTGAGACCTCTGCTTTATATTGTAGAGATGGATATATGCTAGGCTTCTCTATGTCTTATGAGCCTGACCATGGAGTATACGTAGACTGCGAGGCAATTGATGAAGAAGCGGAAGCTCTCATGCAAAAGATATTTGACACTAAAAGAATAGTGTTTCATAATGCTAAGTTTGATATACAATGGTTTGAGTACCATTTCAACTTTAAGTTCCCAAGATTTGAAGACACAATGATGATGCACTATATGTTTGATGAACAACCTGGAAAGCATGGTCTTAAACAGTTAGCAATCAAACACACACCATATGGAGACTACGAACAAGAACTCGATTTATGGAGAGAAAGTTATTGTAAGACTCATGGAATACTCAAAGGAGATTTCAGTTATGACTTGATACCTTTTGAAGTAATGAAAACATATGCAGCAATGGATGCAGTAGTTACTTTCCTATTGTTCGAGAAGTTTGAAGGTCCTCTTAGAAGTAATGATAAACTGTATTGGGTGTATAAGAACTTACTCATCGAAGGAGTAAGGTTCCTTAAAGATGCAGAGTCCAATGGTGTACCTTTCGATAAGACTAGACTAGAGTTCGGACAAAGAAGAATGAATGAAGATATCGAGAAGGCAGTTGCAGAACTATACAAGTTTCCAGAAATAAAAGCTTATGAGAAAGCCAAAGGCTCTGACTTCAATCCCAACTCTACATTACAGCTTAGAGAGTTACTATTTGACTATTTAAATCTGACCCCAACGGGGAAGAAAACAGGCACAGGAGCTCACAGCACAGACGCGGAAGTTCTCGGACAACTCGCAGAGGAACATGAAGTACCTAAACATATTCTTGAAATAAGACAGAAAGTTAAGATTAAGTCTACCTATCTTGATAAAATTATACCTAACCTTGATAGAGATTCAAGGCTTCGTACAAACTTTAACCTACACGGAACTACGAGCGGAAGGCTATCATCTAGTGGTAAACTAAATATGCAACAACTTCCAAGAGACAATCCGACTGTAAAAGGTTGTATCAAAGCTAAAGCAGGATATAAGATAGTTGCAATGGATTTAACAACAGCAGAAGTATATTGTGCTGCGATACTTGCAAAGGACAGAGGACTACAGAATGTATTTAAGTCAGGTGGTAATTTCCACAGTACGATTGCTAAACAAGTATTTAGACTACCGGGAGAGGTAGAAGAAGTTGCAGAGTTCTATCCTGCCAAAAGACAACAGGCAAAAGCCGTTACCTTTGGTATTATGTATGGAGCAGGCCCGAAAAAGATTAGTGAACAGGTCACGAAGGATAGTGGAGAATATTTCTCACCAGGTCAAGCGAAAGAAGTTATTGATGATTACTTCGAGGCATTTCCTAAACTCAAAGAGTGGTTAGACAATACTAAAGATTTTATTCAAGCAAATGGATATGTATATTCTCACTTCGGAAGAAAGAGAAGATTACCGAATGTCTTTAGTAAAGATAAAGGTATTGCATCACACGAAGTTCGTAGTGGTGTAAATGCTCTCGTTCAATCTGTGTCTAGTGATATTAATTTATTAGGTGCAATTGATATGCAGAAACATATTGTTGCTACAGGCATGGACGCCAAGATATTTGCACTCGTTCACGATTCAGTTCTAGCAGAAGTAAAAGAAGAAATAGTAGAAGAATATAGTGCTAAACTGAAAGAAGTTATACAAAAAGACAGAGGACTAATGATACCAGGAGCTCCAGTTGGATGTGACTTTGATGTCGCTGATGATTACAGTTTAGGTAAGTTCGAGAAACTATATGGTATTTGAAGACTTACAGACATGCTTTATACATATTCCTAAGTGCGGTGGAACAAGTGTTACCTCACAATATTTGATGAGTAGAAAGATAAGAAACTTTTTTGGGAAGACTTGGAGAACTGGATTAGAAGTAAAATTTGATAGAGCTATAGGACGAAAAGGGGACAGACAAGTGCTTCATAATATGCATGCAGATGCAGACCAATACTATCCTACATTTAGAGAATATGATATGATAACACAAGTAAGAAATCCATATGATAGATTCGCTAGTGCATACAAACACTTATCTAGTATAGAATTGGTAGATACTCCCTTTGTAGAATGGGTTCCTCGTGCTATTGAAAGTTTATATACAGGAAACTGGTCAGCCTCTTTAGACGCAGGGCATCAGTATATACAGCACTTGCACATTGTAAACCCAGGATTTGATGCAAGTATTTTATTTAAACATCAATACAGTTATATTAGACCTGAAGTAGAAGTACACAAGTTAGAAGAAGGGACTATCTGGGAAAGATTAAACCTAAAACCTGGTTTACATAACCAAAGTGAACGGAAATATGAAACAGAATATAGTGTACAAAACAGTATATTAGTTAGAGATTATTATGAAAGAGACTTTATTGAATTCGGATATTGATAGCATAGTAGCATGTGGCGGTGGTATTGAAACTGCAGCCGCTGTTGCCTGGGCAGTTGGTCAAGGTTATAAACCTTTCTTATTTACAGATGTTGTAGATAAGAATAATCCTGCTGTAAAAGGAATGACAAGAGCCTGTGAAGATATAGCAGAGTATTTTGATTTACCATTCAAGGCTAGTTATAATGATATGCCTATGGAAAATATAAATATACCACCTACTGACTATTCCTTCGTACAGGCAATAAAACTAGTTCTAGGAAATCCTAGTATTAGATTTAAGTATATTATAAATGGTGGAAACGCAGAAGACAGTATGCAACAAAGAGTACAGATACGATACCTACAGAAAATAATTGCAGGTAGGTGGAGCATGCAGTATGACATGCACGGAATATCATGGAAGTCATTTTTAGAGGTGCCTATAATGTTATTTCCATTGGAGTACTTACAAAAATCAGAGATTATAGGAATAATGATGAATAAGCATCCAGAACTTGTAAAGAAAGTCTGGACTTGTGTATCTCCTATTAAAAAAGAAAACAATTACAGACAGTGCGGACAATGCGGTAAGTGTACCGAATGGAGTTCAGCACTTAGAGTGGCAAAACAAGCCAAGTTAAAAATACAGGAGGGAGTAGATTATGGCTATAATATGCGTAAGTAAAGAGTGGCACGAGCTAACAATACAAGAATTATATAGAATTATACAGTTACGAATCGATGGATTTATAGTAAAAAATAAAACTTGTTATCAAGACTTAGAAGCACACTATGACCAAAATGGTTGGTATACTATGTACTATGATACAAGTCTAGGCATGCATCCACAGTCTATGGTAGGGCAGACACAGTTCTGTACTAATAAAAGTTTTACAGGTAGTGATGGTACAGTATATAACTATCCTGCATGGCGCAGACAAACTTGGTTGCCAGGTTATAGAGATTGGAGAGTAGAGCAACCACAAACTGTTGCAGCTGCAATGAAGTATACAGGAAAGCCTTACATGATGGCGGAAGTTATGAACGAAGGATATATAGAGCATATGGTAAATAAATGTGGATATAGATGTGTTACAGATGAGCCTTACTTAGATGATGCAGGCAGACCTAACTGGGTGTGTGTAAATGATACTATAGACTTCAAAGAAAGGTATGGTATAAAGATATGAGAGCCCCTGTATTTCCTTTCGAGTTTGATGTAGATAGAGAGTGGTTATTAGATAAAGCATTACAAGAACCTAGAAAACAATTTTATCATCATGGAAGAAAAGAAGAGAGAGTAGAAGGTTACAAATATGCACATATAGACTATCCTGAACTAAAAGAACTAGTCGGTAGATTTGGATTAGCCATACAAGGTAAATGGAACATGAAATTTGTATACATTGCTCCTAATACTACTATTGGTTGGCATAAAGACTGGGGAACTCAGTGTGCATTTAATTGGGTAATAAATGGTAACAGAGCATCTATACGATACTCCAATGGACAAGAAGGTGCTAAACTCGCTTACGTATATAAATCTGCAATAATAAATACGCAAGAAGAACATATGGTAAAAAATAATAACAAAGAACGAATATTGTTTAAGATATCTATATTCGATAGAAGTTACGAGGAAACATGCAATCAATTCAGTTCCCAATTTTTGTAATACATAGTGATAATGTAGAAGAACTGGATGGTATACTATGGTTAGATGACCAAGTACTAGATGATAAAAACATGGAAGGCGACAGTCTAGGTATGAGAAGAATACAGTCGCCAATGAAAAGTATATATCCTTTAAGATATATGATAGAAGATGAGATTAGTTATTTAAAGCATAGAGGAACTACCTTTATAGATAGTTCAGGAAAGATTATAATAAAAGAAAAGAACAGAAATGCTAGACTACTATATCATAAAATTAGAAAAATAGAGTTAAAAGACGTAGCCGCTGTAATATGGTTAGAAGGAATCCCTTTTTCTTTTATAGAAAAGAGACCACCACCAGCAGAATATACATGGGCAGGAGTGCTACATTTATCAGGTTTCCCATGGAAAGTTTGGGAATACTGTGAAGAAAAGAAAAAAGATACATGGAGAAAAGTATGATTAGTTTAATATTATGGACTTGCTTGATAACAGCATGGCTATGCTATGGGGGACAAGTAATATATAACTATATAAAATATAACAGTGAGCTAATCAAATGAGCAATTGGCATGGTGGAAAAGGTTCAAAGAGACGCAAGTCCAATGAACAAGCTTATCGAGATAATTACGATAAGATTTTTAATAAAGGAGCAAAGATGGTAGACAGAGAAGACGCGCAACAGTTAATGATTGCACTAGAGACATGTATATGTTATGTAGAGTATACGAGCTTAAATAATGGTGGGCAAAAAGAAAGAGAAATGACATGCTGCCCTAGGTTTATACCTAGTGGTAATGGATTATCTTTCAATCAGAAAGCTTCACAAATGGATAAGTGCTTAGCCTATGATATAGAGTTTCAGAGATGGGATGATATAGATTTAGAAACTATAACAGACTGGTATGTAATACAAGAAGATAACTTTGAAGAGCAGTGCAATGAACTATATGGCGACAATATGCCAGACATAGAATGAGTAAGTGGTGGAGAATCTGGGCAAAGAGCTTAGGAGAGAAAGTAGGTGAAACTGACAAGCAAGCCAATACTATTGCAGCAATTAGAACAGTATGGTGGTTTACCCACATGCTGACTTGTATTGCAATCATTCTTAATGCTATTGCCAATCATGGTTGGGGTCTGTTAGGTGTATAAAATAGTAAGAAACTATCTTTCAGCAGATGAATGCGATGATTATATAGCAATGACAAGAGTATTAGACCCCAATCCTACACTAGAAGTTGGATTAAAGACTAAAAAGAAAGAGATGCATCTTGTAAATAGAACTTATTGGACAGTACGAAGTATGACTAAACATTTGAGGCCACTGAAAACAATGGCAGAAAAATATTGGAACTTGCCAGAAGGTAAGTTAAAGTTTACACACGCTCCTAAAAACTTTGCACATATTATGTGTTATGATGCTCCAGGTCAAGGATTAGAATGGCACGCAGAATCTACTATTTCTACTGTGTCCGTTTCTATAAATTTATCAAATCCTTGGGAGTATGAAGGAGCAGACTTTGAATTAAGAAAAGCTCCTAACTTAGAGTTAAATAGAGGAGATGCAATATTTTATTCTGGTAATATGGTGCATAGAGTTGCTGACTTAGTAAGCGGAAGAAAATTAAGTTTTGTTATGTGGTTAAAATGATTACATATACTGACTGGATTACTCCTGAAGAAATAAAAGAAATAGAGCAAACTGTATTAGTAAAAGAACAATATGTACTTAGCTTACCTACACCTTGGGAGAATGGATTTAAAGGACTTACGAATAAGTTTGCAGCATATAACTGGCTAGATGACTTTGAATTTTTAGTACCTAAATTACAAGAGATATTAGAAACTCCTCATGTAGTACAATGTTGGGCTAATGTTTTAAGAGAAGGGGAAGGTGTCCCAAGACATCAACATGCTAAAGGTAAGAACGCTGATTTTAAATGTGGTAATTTATTTATATCAGGAGAAGAAAGTGTAGGAACGACATATGATTGGATAGGGAATGTCCGCAATGTTCCTGGTGAGTTACATTGGTTTGGTTGTCATTTACTACATGAAGTAAAACCAAACACAAGTAAAAAAGAAAGAATTAGTTTGGCATTTGATTGCCACAAAATACAAAAAGACATGAGTGTATTTAATAGAGGACAGTATAGAACAATATGAAGATAGATAAAAATGACTTAATAGCAGGATTAGTCACTGCATTATTAGTAATAGTTACAATACTTTGGTCTACTTATGTAGATGGAAAAATTTGTGACTATTCAGTACATGGACATTACATATGTGTGGATTCGTAATAACACAAAATAAACACATGGTAGTAACCATGTTAGAGAGACAAGGCTTCCGCGGTCCTGACCTAATGAGTTTTTGGGCAGATGACAAAATATCTATGGGGCATGCTCTTTTGGATATTAGCGGAGAAAAACAAAAGCAACCATACAAGACTAAAAAGGGAGAGATTATTGTATTCAATGGGGAGATGTATGACACGACAAAACCTAATGATACAGCTTTTTTAGCTAATGGTTATGATATGTATGGATTAAGTTTTTTAGCCTTCACAAATTGGCATGGCGCAATAGGAATATACAATCCTGAAACTACTAAATTAACTTTAATTAGAGATCAGTTTGGGGCAAAGCCACTGTGGTTCTACAAGAAAGGCAAAGCTTTCGCAGCATCAACAAGTCTAAGAAGTTTTATAAATAAAGAAAGAGATAAAGAAAATGATAAATCATACATATTTAATCCTCTATGGTCTGGTAATGTGACTCCTTATAAACATATAACTAAACTTGCTCCTGGACAGTATGTAACACATAACTTTACTTCAGGAGAGACTCGTACAGCTAACCTATGGAAGGATTATCAAATAATGTCGATGAAGTTAGATAAAAAAGAATTCAGAGAGAGAACAGTAAACTCTATAAGAAATATTGCTAAAAATAAACAAAAGACAGGTATATTTCTTAGTGGTGGATTAGATAGTACATTTGCACTATCTTGTATAAAAGATATGGGACTAGATCTAACGGCTTACATTTGTAAATATGATGACACTAGAGCCCAGTATAGTAATCATAATGGGTTTAGAAACGAAACAGACATGGCTATCCAAACTTGTAAAGAGTGGAATGTTCCTTACAAAGTAGTAACATTACGACAAGCCGAAATGGGACATTTAAGTAGGATGTGGATGGCAAAAACACACTTCACTTGGGTTGATAGAAATAGACAAGCACCCCGATATAAATTATGTGAGGCTGCAAGTAAAGATGGTTGTAAGGTTATAATCACAGGAGATAGCGCAGATGAATTGTATACAGGATATATACATCACTCTAAAAGGTTTGAGCCAAACTGGGATAACGACACAGTAAAGAGGTGTAGGAAAATGAAATGGTTTCCAGACCAAGTATTTTCTAAAACAGACGGATTTAACAATGGGTTATTCTTTGATCTATTAGCAACTTCTGAGCAAAACATATTAACCACAGACCAAACTTGTGGAATGTTTGGAATGGAATCCAGACCAGTATTTTTATCTCAGAATTACGTACAGTATGTATTTAGAATTTCAGGAAAAGAAAAGTTTAAACAACATCCTAATTGGGACAAAGGAACTTATAAATATCTACTAAGAGAAGTAATGGGAGATATGTTACCAAAACATGTAAGAGAAAGAAAGAAAAAAGTAGGTTGGTCTAGTCCTTGGAATAACAATGTTGATTTAATACAAGAAAGATGGAGAAAAGAAGACCTAGAGTTTTTAGACGCATTATGATACAATTACAAAAATGGATAGGACACTTAACAAACACATTCTTTGCATGGTCTTTTAAAAGAACAGCAGATAGACAAAATAGACAACTCTATGATAAAAGTAAGGTAAAATATACAGATGGCGATAATACATGATAGGTTTTAAAAAAGATATTGTAGGTTTTACATGTGGAGCTTTTGATTTATTACATGCGGGGCATATAGTTATGTTGGAAGAAGCTAAGAATAATTGTGATTATTTAATAGTGGGCTTACAGACCGACCCAAGCATTGATAGACAAGATAAAAATCAACCTGTACAGTCTGTATACGAAAGGTATATACAACTCAAAGCAGTTAAGTATATTGATGAAATTATACCTTATGATACAGAGCAAAGTTTACGAGACTTATTAGAAGCCACTAAGATAGATATTAGATTTGTAGGAGAAGATTATAAAAACAAAGGTTTTACCGGGGCAGATTTAGCGAAAGATATTTACTTTACAAGTAGACAACATTCTTTCTCAACAACACAACTAAGGAACAGAATAAATGATAGATGAGTTAAAATCTTGGGGAGCCAAACCTACCTACAGTGGATTAGGCTTTATATTCCTACATGAATCTAACAAGCAAATTAGATGGAACTTCTATTGCCCTGACCTTACACCTGTTGAAGTAAATGATTTTCATACTCATAGGATTAAATTTGAGTCCCAAATAGTAAGAGGGCGACTAATCAATGAAGTATGTAAGTGGCAGAAGTCAGAAAACAGTCTACTACAGATAGTAGAAACCAACTGTATACATCCAGAGTTTGAACCGAGCGTAACTGAAGAAAATATAAAAATACGACTAGATGGGAAATACTCACTTCCAGCAGGTGCATGGTATATTAGCGAAGCAGATACCTTTCATAGAGTTGTGTGTCCTGAAAAAACAATAACAAGACTACACATACTTGAAAAGGAAACAAAAAATAACTTGACAATAAAGAGAAAAGATAAGCCATTTGTTTGTCCTTTACAAGACTTTAAAAAATCGGAAAAAGAATGTTGGGAAATAATTAGGACATTCTTTTGAAAGCAGTAATAAAAAATAGAATACAAATAATGGGTACACCTGATGTTTTCAATAAAATAGAAAAAGAGTTAACCTATACATTACCTCCTCGTATGCCCCAAGACCCACCTATGGTGATTAAAACAATTAAATACATTAGAAAGGGGTTAATTTCTATACCTGTGGGAAGACTAGATTTAATACCAGACGACTACGAAGTTTTCGATAAGCGTGTTAGCGTGGAAGCAGACTTTCCTAAGTTTAAGTTTGACCTACGACCAAGCCAAAAAGCGGTTTATGACGAAGTAGATGACTGCGCTATAATTAACGCTTGGGTAAGTTGGGGTAAGACATTTACAGGTCTTGCCATAGCAGAAAAGCTTGGGCAGAAAACACTTGTTGTTACTCATACCACTACATTAAGAGCGCAGTGGGAAAAAGAAGTAAAAAAAGTATTTGGAATTGACGCAGGAGTAATTGGTGGTGGTAAATTTGATGTAGAGCCTCCTATAGTAATTGGGAATATACAGTCATTATACCGACGCGTAGACGACATAAAAGACATATTCGGAACAATTATATTAGACGAAATGCACCATGTATCAAGTCCAACTTTTACACGTATAGTAGATGAAATGCCTGCTAGATATAAGATAGGCTTAACAGGAACACTGCAAAGAAAGGATGGAAGACATGTAGTATTTAGAGACTACTTTGGGCACAATGTATTTAAACCACCTAAAGAGAATTATCTGATACCTAAGATAGATATTTATAGAACAGATATAAGATTTATAGATGGCTCGTTTACGCCTTGGGCAGAACGAATCAATGACCTTACACATAATGAAGAATATGTCCATAGTGTGAGTATGATAGCGGCTAAGTATGCTGCAGAAGGACATAAAGTATTGGTTGTCTCTGATAGAGTACACTTTCTAAAAAGGTGTGCTAATCTAGTAGGAGAAAAAGCAGTATCGATTACAGGAGATATGAACTTTGAAGAAAGAGAACAGGCTATGGAAGAAGTAAGAACAACTAAGAATATTTTGTTTGGTACACAATCCATTTTTTCAGAAGGCATATCATTGAATGAATTAAGTTGTTTAGTATTGGGTACGCCCGTTAATAATGAACCTTTATTAACACAGCTTATAGGTAGAGTAGTACGAAAACTAGATGGTAAAAGACAACCAGTTATCGTAGATATTAATTTAAAGGGCAAAACAGCATCCCGTCAAGCAAACGCTAGAATGGGTTATTATATTAGAGAAGGCTATGAGGTAGCCGTATTATGACAGAACAAACAAAAGAAATCCAACTAAATCTACCAGCAATGCAAAAGATGAAAATCTTCTTAGCTACTCCTATGTATGGGGGTCAATGCTACGGACTATATACTAAGTCCTTAATGGATACAACAAGTACACTTATGCACCATGGAATTGAGATGCAAATTTATTATTTATTTAATGAATCTCTAGTAACTAGAGCAAGAAACTATTGTGTACACAACTTTTTAAAATCAGAGGCAACTCATATGCTATTTATAGATAGTGATGTATCTTGGAAAGCTATGGACTTAATGTATATGACTCACTTAGTTGCAGAAAACCCAGAGAAGTATAGAATTATGACAGCGTTATATCCTAAAAAGACTATTGCATGGGAGAAAGTACTAAAGGCAGCTAAAAGCGGTAACTTTGACGATAATCCTGTAGGACTAGAAAAAGTTGCAGGAGATATGGTGTTTAATCCAGATCATACAGCATACCCAGGTGGTAGAGCTCCTATATACGAGCCTGTAAAAGTAAGAGAGGCAGGTACTGGATTTATGATGATAGAGAGAAGTGTATTTGCAGAATACGCAGCAGCACATCCAGAACTAGAATATACTCCAGACCATATACGAGAAGGAGAGTTTTCTATAGGGGAGAAAATTCATGCTTACTTTGATTGCATAATTAACGACCAAAACAGATATCTAAGTGAAGACTATATGTTTTGCGAGAATGTGAAAAAATTAGATATAGATATATGGACATTGCCTATGATTGAGCTTATGCATAGTGGTAGCTATGTTTTCCAAGGAAAGTTGGTAGATATGGCAGTAAATGACGTTCATGCTACACTAGCACCTGATGATGCTGAGAAAATCGCAATGAATACAACTCGTCAGAACTCAGAAAAATAGTTCTTGACACAATCTTGGAAATTTGATATAATATGTTATTATTTAATTGGAATGAGATATTAAAAGTAAGCAACGGAAATGTAATGGACACCATAACAATCCTGCGAATTATTACTTTTAAACTTACACCCAAAAATTACAACGACCGAGTGTTCAAATTTTATGAACACTACTACGGTGGTCAGTCGTTTCTCTTGAATCCTGAGAAATTACTTAACACCGGTCGCAGCTACTCAGATAGAGAAGTAGTGGAATATGCAGGAGTCGCATCTTTCCGCAGTTACTTTGAGTATCAGCAAACCAAAGACTCCACACTTGACCTTTTGATGTTACCAATATCAAAAGATATTATTACTAAAAACAGACTGCTTGACATAAAAAACGGCAGGATTCATTTTATGTTCGAGGAGACACAATAGGAGAATTATTATGGCAATAGGCTTTAATGTAACCAAGGGCTCAGCCCAAAAAGATAAAATATCAACTTATAACTACGCGGATAAGGAAGACCACAAGGTAAGACTAGTGGGCGACTTACTCCCTAGATATGTCTACTGGATTAAAGGAGAGAACAACAAAAACATCCCTATGGAATGTTTGTCGTTCGACAGAAACTCTGAAACCTTTAATAACATCGAACACGATCACGTAAGAGACTTTTACCCAGACTTAAAGTGTGGATGGTCTTATGCGGTCCAATGTATCGATTACTCAGACAACTCAGTTAAAGTATTGAATCTTAAAAGAAAATTGTTTGACCAAATTATTGTAGCTATGGAAGACTTAGGTGATCCAACAGACCCAGTAACTGGTTATGACATTCATTTTAAAAGAAAGAAAACTGGACCTCAGGTATTCAACGTTGAGTATCAGTTAGCTGTCTTAAAATGTAAAAACAGAGAACTCTCAGAAGAAGAGCAATTAATGATCAAAGACCTGAAATCTATGGATGATGTACTTCCTAGACCTACAGCTGATGCACAGTTGGAGCTACTAAGAAGAATCAATAATCAAGATGGCGGGGCTGAAGCAGTAGACTCGGAGTTTGACGTATCATGATTGGGGTGGGAAAAATATTTCCTGACTTCCATATGACTGGAGTGGATGAAAGTAATAGCTTTATAGATTTAGATATATTAGCACCCAACACTTGGAGTGTTTTATATTTCTATCCAAAAGACTTTACCTTTATCTGCCCTACTGAAATAGCAGGAATGGACATGTTAGTGTCTGAAGCAGATGTTATCGGCGTTAGCGGTGATAACGAGTTCTGTAAGTTAATGTGGAAAGAGTCAAACGACTTAATTAGAAACATTAATCATATCCTGGCAGCAGACTGTGGCTTGAAGTTATCTTCTGAACTAGGAATAGTTGATGAGGCTAATGGAGTATGCTACAGAGCTACCTATATCATTGACCCAGAAGGGGTTATCCAACATGTATCAGTTAACGCACTAGATACAGGCAGAAATGCAAACGAAGTACTAAGAACACTGCAAGGCTTAAAAGCTGGTGGTCTTACAGGTTGTGAATGGCAACCAGGAGAAGACTTCGTAGCGTGATATTATTTACCGCAGACTGGCATATTAAGTTAGGTCAGAAAAATGTACCATTAAGTTGGGCATGTGCTCGTTATGAGATGTTCTTTGAACAGATAGACGAGGTTATCTCGGAAAATAATTGTGATTTACACATCATTGGTGGGGACTTGTTTGACCGAGTCCCTAGCATGGATGAGTTAACTTTATACTTTGATTTTATAAAGAAAGTTAATATAAGAACAATCATTTATGACGGAAATCATGAAGCAACAAGAAAAAATAAAACTTTCTTTAGTAATTTAAAGAAGGTTACAAGTAGTATCAATCCTCTAGTAGAAGTGATTGACACTACATATTACGAAGATAACTGGGCAATATTACCTTACGCAGACTTACACAGAAAAGATGCGATAGAGAATATTGATGCAGAAATCTTATATACTCATGTTCGTGGAGAAATACCACCTCATGTAGTACCAGAAGTAGATTTAGAAAGATTTGATAAGTTTAAAGTTGTGTTTGCTGGAGATTTACATGCTCACGAGAATACTCAAAGAAATATTGTGTACCCAGGCAGCCCAATGACAACATCATTTCATAGAAACCAAGTCCGAACGGGGTACTTGTTAATAGACGGATTAGATTGGAAGTGGGGAAGTTTTAACTTACCACAACTTATTCGTACTAATGTAACAGATCCTAACGACATGGTTGCTACAGACTTTCACCATACTATATATGAGTTGGAAGGAGATGTGCAAGATTTAGCAAAGGTTAAGAATACAGAACTACTAGATAAAAAAGTAGTAAAACGAGAAATGGAAGCAACTCTTAAATTAAGTCAAGATATGACAATTTCAGAAGAGTTGATAATGTATTTAGCTGAAATCTTAAGTCTGGATGAAACAAAAATACCAAACATTATAGGAGTGTTTAATGATTATTCTAAAGAAGCTGAAGTGGGATAATTGCTTTTCTTATGGAGAAGATAATGAGTTAGACTTAGACAGGTCGACTCTTACACAGCTAGTAGGAACAAACGGAGTTGGGAAATCCTCTATCCCCTTAATTTTAGAGGAAGTATTATTTAATAAAAACAGTAAAAATGTTAAGAAGGCAGATATCGCAAACCGTTATATCAATAATGGTTATAATATCTCTCTATCTTTTACAGTGGATGATGATGAGTACTGTATTAGCGTATTAAGACGTGCAGCACTTAAGTGTAAACTTACAAAAAATGGAGAAGATATAAGTTCTCATACAGCGTCAAATACATATAAGACGTTAGGAGAAGTATTGGGTATAGATTTTAAGACCTTTTCTCAATTAGTTTACCAAAACACCAATGCATCATTACAATTTTTAACTGCGACTGATACTAATAGGAAGAAGTTCCTAATTGACTTATTGAAATTAGACGAGTATGTGTCGTTCTTTGAGATTTTTAAAGAAGCTGTAAGAGTAAAAGCAAACGAAATCACAGGAACCAATGCGCAACTTGCAACAATTGAGAAATGGTTATCAGATAATATTCTCGAGGATAGTGAGATACTCGACAAATTAGTTTTACCAAAAATTAATGAAGAAGATGAAGAATCTTTACGTTCTTTACAGTTACAATTTGAAAATATCTCGGAAAAGAATAAAAAAATAAATTTGAATGAAATGCTTAAACAGCAGGTCAAAAACATACCACTAGAACAGTACAAACAGGATTTAGTAACCTATCCTGAATTGCAAGACACTTCGCAGTTAGAACAAGACATGGGAAGAATTAATCATAACCTTGCACACCATGAAGGACTATTGAGTGAGTATGAAAGTCAATCAGATAAATGTCCTACATGCGGTCAGGACATAGAAGTGGACTTCACAGAAGAAAAACTAGAACTTCATAGAGAAGGGATTAAGACAGCAAAGTTAAATTACTTAGAGAAGAGAGCAGATTTAGGCGAAATACAACATGGAAATAAAATACATAGGGCAGCAACCAAAGGAGTCGAAGAGTGGGAACAAACCTACAGGTCTATTGACCATGAACTCCAGACAAGAGCAGTGGACGAAGAAGCCGTCGCAGAACAGATTAAAGAGCTTCGTAAAAAGATTACCGATAGTAGGTCGAATCTTCAAGAGGTTATAGATGAAAACACGAGAAGAGAAAGGCACAACACCAGAATTAGCATTATACTGGAACAAACTGACGGATTTCAAGAACAGCTTGATGCAAGTAAGTCTAGTCTCGAGAGTTCAGAAAGCAAATTGGCGATTCTTGAAACACTCAAAAAAGCATTTAGTACGAACGGACTTCTAGCTTATAAAATAGAATCTCTAGTAAAAGAACTGGAAGTTCTAACAAACGACTACCTCGCAGAATTTAGTGATGGTAGATTTAGTATTAATTTTGTAGTGGAGAATGATAAATTAAATGTGGAAGTCTCAGATAATGGCAATATTATTGACATTCTTGCTCTTTCTAGCGGCGAGTTAGCTAGAGTAAACATAGCAACCTTAGTAGCAATACGAAAACTAATGGCTTCTATAAGTCGTAGTCAAATCAATGTGCTATTCTTAGATGAGGTAAACCAAGCCTTAGATGAAGTTGGTAAAGAGAAGGTAGTGGAAGTATTACTTAAAGAAGAAAACCTCAATACATATATGGTATCGCATGGTTGGACTCATCCACTATTACAGAAAGTAGAGATAACTAAAGAAGATAATATTAGTTACTTAGAAGGATAATATATATCTTGACAAGAAACTTAAAATTTGTTATAATATATTTATAAAAGGAACAACATGCAAGTAGTAATTTACAGTATACCAAATTGTACATATTGTGTACAAGCAAAGAATTTAGCAGAAAATCATTCTAAAGTGAATGAGACTATATACAAAATGATGGGAGATGGTTTTAAACCAGCAGAAGTTAGGGAGCTATTCCCTAGTGCAAGAACATTCCCACAGATTATAGTGGATGGAGAAAAGATAGGCGGATTTACAGAACTCAAGGCTTTATTGGATGGTTAATTCAAGAAGAAAAGGTCATGATGCAGAAATACGCGTAGCAGAAATGCTTAAAAGAATAGTAGGCGAGGAGTTTATACAGACTCCTGGCTCAGGTTCTGGCAAGATAAAAGGTGATTTAATGGTAGCTCACAAACATAATCTCTTTACAATAGAGGTTAAGTTCTATCGTGATATGGCATTTAATCATAAAATTTTTACTCAAAAGAGTAACACCTTTGTGAATTGGTGGTCTAAGTTGTGCAGACAGGCAACTGAGATGAACCAAGAACCTCTCCTTATTTTTAAGGAGAATCATTCACAATGGTACGTGGCAACGACAAGAAAGCCATGTTACAAAAAACATATGTACATAAACTGGTTGGGGTGCTATGTCACCTTTGCTGAACAATTTTTAGAAACACAGGAGTTAAAGTTTACAAATGGCGATAAAATTTACGAGCCATGGAGAGTCGATCCCGAATGGGAACTTACTAATAGTTGATGGACTCAACTTGGCGTTCAGATGGAAACATCAAGGAACAAGTGACTTTGAACATGATTATGTTAGAACAGTACAATCATTAGCAAAGTCTTATGACTGCGGAGAAATCGTAGTCTTAGGGGATGGCGGTAGTAATTACCGTAAAGAAATATATTCCGAATATAAAGCAAACAGAAAAGAGAGATATGCAGAGCAGACTGAGAAAGAGGAACGCGAGTTCCAAGAGTTCTTAGCCGAGTTCCAAGTTACGATGAATACTTTAAAGTATAAGGGACATCTTACGCTCAAATATGCAGGCGTAGAGGCTGATGATATAGCCGCTCTTATCTGTCAAAACAGAGAGAATCTAGGTATACAAAATATCTGGATGATTTCATCGGATAGAGACTGGGATTTACTTATTGATGAACATATAAGTAGATTCTCAACAGTCACTAGAAAAGAAACAACACTTCATAATTGGGACGAGCATTATGATTTTGACCCAGAGTACTTCTTAACATATAAGTGCTTGACAGGGGATAAAGGAGATAACGTTCCAGGAGTTGATGGTATCGGTCCAAAGAGAGCGACACAAATTATTCAACAATATGGAGATATTTTTGATATTATGGCGAGTTTGCCAATCGAAGGAAAGTATAAATTCATACAGAACTTAAATGAGTTCGGAAGTGAAGGACTTGAGATTGGTATTAAACTCATGGATTTAACATACGACGTAGACGGAGCAGTGCTCGGTAACGCCAAAGAGATTATAGGATTAGTAGAAAATTATGTCAGTGAAAATAGACTTTAGTAAAGACGCTCTTTTAGATGAATTTGCATTAGCAACTCTAAAAGACAGATATATGGTAGGTGATGAAACTTCACCCCAAGAAGCTTTTGCGCGTGCCGCAATGGCTTTCGCAGATGATGATGCTCATGCACAAAGACTATATGACTATGTAAGTAAATTATGGTTTATGTTTGCTACGCCAGTATTATCAAATGGAGGCACTAGAAGGGGGTTACCTATTAGTTGCTTCTTAAATTATGTAGAGGACAGTAGAGAAGGTATAACAGACCACTTTACAGAAAATGCTTTCTTATCTTCTTTTGGAGGAGGTATTGGAGGCAGTTGGAGCGATATTCGTGCATCTGGCTCTAAAACTTCTAAAGGAAGTGAGAGTACAGGAGTAATACCTTTTGTAAAGGTAGTGGATGCAGAAATGCTAGCTTTCTCACAGGGAGTAACTAGACGGGGTAGTTACGCAGGTTATCTACATATGAGTCACCCCGAAATAGAGGAATTTTTAGATGTACGGAAGCCAACTGGTGGCGATACTAACCGTAAGTGTACTAATATCCATCATGCTGTTGTTGTACCAGATGCTTTTATGGAGCTTATTCACTCCGCTTCAAAGTATCCTGATTTTGACGATAGCTGGGATCTTACAGATCCTCATTCCCTTGAAGTAAAGAAAAC